GCGATAGTATTTGGACTGAAGCCACCGGACGCACAATGGTATAAGAACCAAAAGGGCAACAGCTATTTCAAGAGCGAATGGCTACAAAAAATCTGGGGCAAGGGCATGATAGACTTTTCACCAGCACAGCCGGGAAGCTACGCATACGTAGCACAGTACGTCAACAAAAAAGCCATAGGCGCAGAGCAAGCGGCTAAATACTGGATGGAAGGTCGAGAACCAGAGTTCCGAATCATGTCAAAAGGAATCGGCGAAAAGTATCTAAACGAACACAAAGACGAAATCTTAAAAACAGATAGCATCATATGCGCAGGAGGCCGCGAGAAAAGGCCTCCACGCTATTTTGATAAGATACTAGATAAGGATAAGGATACCAGCCAAGACACAGAAAGCTATTTTAAGGCACATTCTGACGAGCTGAGAGAGGTTAGAGCCAAACGTAGACGCAACGCAATACAAAGTTTAGTCAATCTCGAACAGAACACGAACGTGGATTACGAAACCTATCTCAACATTCAGAAAGAAAAAGACAAGCTAAGACAAAAGTGGCGTGAACCAAAAGCATGACGCGCACAGCGCTAAAAAGGAAGATTTTATTTAGCCGAATTCCGCTGCGCTCCATACGGCAAGGCGCTAAAGCGCTTTCAAAACAAAGGAGCAAAACCGGGTTACAAGAAAAGGTTACAATTTTATTACAAAGCAGCAAAATCACGGAAAAACCTATTGACATATGATATAATAGAGTCAGAAAAGAAAGAGAGGTAAGCACCATGAAAGAGTACAAATTCTTAGTAAGAGTGCATTTCCAAAACGGTACAAAAGAACAAAGGATGTGGATAGAAACAACCAGAGACGCAAAAGAAAAAGCGAAAAAATGTAGAGCAGAAGCAAACGTAATAAAAGTAACACTTTACAGAATAGACCAAACATTTGAGCTTTAAAGGAGAATTGACAAAAATGCTTAAAAGCTATATCATGAACACAGACGGAAACGTACAACTTGCAAGACACTTCAAAGTAAAAGAATTTGCATGTAAAGACGGAAGTCCGATAGTATTCATAGATGACTACTTGTATAACATTCTGGACATCCTCCGACATAAACTAGGGAAACCAGTCATTATCACCAGCGGATACAGAACACCAGAGTGGAACAAAAAATACAACGGAGCAAAATACAGCTACCACATGCGCGGTATGGCAGCAGATATCCGAGTCGATGGAATGAGCGCAAAAGAACTTGCCAACAAACTGAATGAAATCGTCCCAGATGAATGCGGCATTATCGTACACAACACTTGGGTACACTTTGATGTACGAACCGGAAAAAAATACAGAAAGGGGATGTAACAATGGAACGTATCAAAATCAAGCGGTAATCAAATGACGCCATGACCTGGAAAGGAAAATCAGCAATGAAATCATGGAATGTACGAGACCAGACCAAAAAGCAAATTGTAAAAAACAGAAAAAACAAATAAAGGAGTAAACTAATGGCGCACAGAAGCGGAGCGGGTCGAGGAGACCAGAAACACTTTACCCAGACTGCAAAGAAGGTAAAAAACATCAACGTAAGACCGAAGGTATCGCGAGGCGGTATCCGGCTGTAAGCGACACAAACCAAAGAAAAGAGGTGGCTTAATGGCATTAATCAAAATCAAGGACGTTAAGGAAGCAATTGCGCTGATGATGAAAATCCTTGAAAAGCTCGATGAAATTTACCACGCACTGAAGGATGCGAACAAAGAGTAAAGGAAAAAAACATGAAACTGAAATTCTATTCATTCCACGATGCATTGACCAACGGTTATTCACAGCCGTTTCTGCAGAACAACAGGGCACAGGCGGTAAGAACGGCACGATGGAAGGCCAACGAAAGCAAACCGAGTGAAATCGAAGATATTTCGCTCGTAGAACTGGGCGAGTTCGACACCGAAACGGGCTACATGAGCGAAGCGATGCCCGAGCACATCGTGCGGCTCATCGACCTGAAGGAGACGGACAATGTTAAATCCTGATGTGATGGTAAAGTACTACGGTGTGCCAACCAAGAGAGTAACAAACAATCCGGGCAGCGAGACCGCGCCAACGTGGAAAGCGGTCAAACGACCGAACGGCACAACCGACTACATCAAGCAGCCGAACGAAAACACATACGAGAAAATCCAGAAAGCGGGCGAGGGCTACGACCTTGCAAGCGCAATCGCGCGGCTGGAAGCTGGAGACACCAGCATCAAGGCTAAGAGCGTAGTATACACCGAAGATACAGACCTCGAAAATCTGCCGAAGGATATCATGACGATGCACGAAAAAGCAGAAGCTGCAGCCGAAATGCTGGAACAGCTGAAACAGACCGAACAGCCAAAGCCGAAAGAAGAAGAGAAGAAGGAAGAAGTGAAGGAAAACGAACAGAAACAGTGAGAACCATTTCGCGCAAGTGCCGCGAATGGAACGACCACGCAGCAAGTTTGACCGGAGTCACCAGCTCTTAACGACCATTAACGAGGGCGACTTAGTGCCAATCTACTGCGATGAAGTACTACCGGGTGATACCGCACGGGTACGCCTGAACGGGCTTATTCGTATGAGTACGCCCATCTATCCGGTCATGGATAACTGCTACATGGATACCTATTTCTTTTTTGTTCCGTGCCGTCTGCTGTGGAACCACTGGGAAAATATGTTCGGCGAGAACGATACCGACTACTGGGAAGAAAAAACCGAATACAGCACGCCGACTTGCGAATTTGGAGTAGATAAGGGAATCCAAAACGGAAGCATCGGCGATTATTTCGGACTGCCTACGAACATAAACAAAACAATCAAAGTAAACGCACTGCCGGCACGCGCCTACGCGATGATCTACAACGAATGGTTCAGAGATGAAAATATAGAAGCACCGTTAATGCTAGGCTATAAAAAAACCGACGATGGCGGAGTGCCGGCGGGCAATGGAACGGTAGACATCCAATATAGCGCCAACGACCCGGAAAAAACAACGAACATGAACGAAGGGGCACTATACGGAATGAAACCGGCAAAGGCCGGAAAATTCCACGACTACTTCACATCCTGTCTCCCATTTCCGTTAAAGTCTGATCCTGTGGAAATCAGCATGACAGGCAATGCGCCGGTAGGAATGTACAAAAACAAAGAACTAACAGAATACGGGACAGCAGGCGGAAAACAAGCAATCTACTTCAACCAAGAAGCTATAGACAGTTACATACCAGGAATTACCAACAACCAATCGGGAGAAAAAATTTCGCAAGTAACAGGAAGCTCGAGCGAAACCAAACATGTAGGAGATGTGGCATATCTAGGCGCAAACCTTAGCGCCGTAACCGGAGTAAGCATTCAGGACTTGCGCATGGCAATCGCCTTGCAGCACATCTTTGAAGCAGATGCACGCAACGGCACGAGGTACCGCGAGTTCCTGTCTGGTACGTGGGGTGTAACAAGCCCGGACAGCCGGCTTCAGATTCCTGAATACATCGGCGGCCAGCGTATTGCAATCAATGTCAATCAGGTCGTTCAGACAAGCCAGACGGACACGACAACCGGACAGGCACTGGGCAACACGGCGGCATACAGTCTGACCACATGTAGCAAACAGATGGTGGACTATGCGGCGACTGAGTACGGCTATATCATCGGTCTGGCAGTAGTACGAGTGGAGCACAGTTACCAACAGGGACTTGCGACCAAGTGGACACGTGGCGGGCGATTCACCTACTACGACCCGCGTTTGGCAGCACTGGGAGAACAGCCAGTATATAACCGCGAAATCTATGCACAGGGCACGGATGAAGACAATGAAATCTTCGGCTATCAAGAAGCATGGGCAGATTACCGCTATAAACCTTCTTACATAACCGGCGAAATGCGTTCTAACCACCAGACGAGCTTGGACGCCTGGCACTATGCGGACGATTATGACGCTCTGCCGCGTCTCTCGGCAGAGTGGATACAAGAAGGGCAACAGAACATTGACCGAACGATTGCAGTAACGAGCAACGTAAGCCACCAGTTCTTGTGTGACTTCTACTTCACGGAAGACTGGTATCGCGAGATGCCTATCTACAGCATTCCCGGCATCGAAAGAATCTAAAAAAGGAGGAAGCCCCGCAAAAGCGGGGCTATTTTTGAATGGAAACGTTATTAAGCTTTATGCCGTACCTCATGCAAGGACTAAGCATGTTAACAGGTATCATAACGAACAGCAACCAGAGCAGCGCCAAAGACAGCCAAGGAGCCGGCAGCGAGAGCAGCAAAGGCAACGAGACCACAACAGGCAGTATTACAGCACCACAGCAGATAGGTTCAACGCAAATCAGCACACCAACAGGTATTGCCACATTTGGCAACCAGAGCAGTGTAAACACCGCAAACGCGCTACAAATGATGAGCGGACTACTGAGCAACCTCGCGAACGCTGGAAGCCAAGCAAGCGCCAAAAAGTACAACAGCGCAGAAGCAGCAGCAGAAAGAGCATTTGAGAAGGAAATGCGCGGAACGGCCTATCAAGACACCGTGAAGGACATGATCGCAGCGGGCATCAATCCTATTCTAGCAGCGACCAACGGGGCAACAAGCGCAACATCAGGAGCATCTGCAAGCATTGGAAGCCAACGTTATAACCAGCAGAGCGCACAGGCCGCAAGCGTATCAGCGATGTACGAATACGGCAACAACACGGCAGAGCTAGCAGACAGATACTTACAGCTGGCAAAAGAGAGCACCAGCGCAAAACAGTTTAAGAGTGCAAAAAGCTGGGAACAAGCGGCAAGCGAAATGGCAACATCAAGCGCAAAACAAGCGCAACAGTACGCCTATACAGCTAACAAATTAGGTTCAGGCCTTGCGAAAGCAGGAAAAAAAGCAAAAGACGCAGTAAAAAAAGCTGGCAAAGCAGCAAAAGAAGGCGTTGACAAAGTAGCCGAAGATACTATCAACAAAACAGCAAGAAGACGCAAACTAATAGATGGATTCAAATCTGGAGAACCATACAAAGGAGACTGACTCTTTCCGCGCAAAGCTAAGGTTTCCCCAACACAGGGGACACCAGACAAGCGGCAACCAAAACACAATCATGTATAGAAGAGGGGGGCCGCAATTAGTTTGCGGCCCCCCTTGCGTCACGCCCCCCTACGCGGGGGCTGCCGCTGTAGTAAGACAAACAGTCTATTATCACTATACGCGCGCGCGCACGAAACGTGCACACACGCGCAAAGAAACAATAATCCAGAAAATAAAGAATGTGGAAAACTTGAGTTTTCAACACTTTCAACAGGTTTTCAACATAAAGTTGCACAAAGAAATTCGTCAAAATGACGAACATTCAACAATTCAACAAGTTTTCAACAAAGTTTTCAACATAGAAAAAGGCAATAAATAAACGTAGTAACGTTAAAAAAACGAGTTTTCAACACTTTCAACACTACTACTACTACTACTACAACAATAAAGAAAGCGAGGTGTCAACCGGCACAAGATAGACAAGGAAGCTTGTGCCGGTAACAAAAATGCCATGTACAAAACCATTAGTATTTCAGATGGACACGAAAAAACCGCAACTATGGGGAAGTCTGGAGAACCTATCCAAGCAAGGACTACAAACGAACATCATGGACGGAATAAAAAAAGGAAAATTCGCATTGTTACCATGCGGTAAGTGCGAATATTGCAGAAAACAGATGGCTGACCAATGGGCAACCAGAATAGAGCTAGAAGCCAAAGAATGGGACGATGTAATTTTTCTAACGCTGACATATGACGATGAGCACATACCATACGGCGAGATCCTTAAAGGCTACAGGAGCATTCAAAGTCAGACAGTAAGCAAACGAGACGTACAGCTATTTTTAAAGCGGCTACGGAAAGCATACAAGAAGCCAATAAAATATTTCCTAGCAGCTGAATACGGCGACAGAACAAAACGACCGCACTACCATGCGATAGTATTTGGACTGAAGCCACCGGACGCACAATGGTATAAGAACCAAAAGGGCAACAGCTATTTCAAGAGCGA